AAGTCAAATAGTCCCGTAACGCTTACGGCACCCATAGTATCGGTATCTACTCTTGCCGTACCGCCTCGTTTCCTTATCCCACCTTCATTCAACCAGATATTTCTTGAAGGATGGACATGATCCATAGGTGGGATCGTATCAATATTTTTATTGTGGTTGAACCCACCCTGTTCAAGAGGAACTTGATATGTTTCGCCTGTATAACCCATATTTCACCTACTCATCGGTATTGATGTTGTAAGATGTCCTATTATTAAACTCAAAACTCGCCAACGGAGGCTTTCTATTTATTGCAACAAGCCTTGATAAAAGCCCCAACCCTGCTTCGGCTCTCGTATATAGGGTCTGTGGTAGAGAGATTGAATTGTTCTCTGCCAAGATAATAGCCAGATTAGCAACAATAGGTTCTTTGTATTCATTCGGTAATGTTATGGCTGTCGTTAATGCCGCAAACTCGGTGAAGTTCTTCCAAGACTCAAAGTAGAAAGTATCTGCTTCCGTAGGTTCATAATTGAAAATAATTGTAATAAGTGTTTCATTTGGGATAACATAAAACTTTGTCGGCCTTCCCTCACGAGTCTTTAGACTGATTGAATTATACTCTTCAACGGACATTTCGGTTAAGTGGTGAGAGTACCCATCTGTGTCTTCAAGGTAGGCATTATCAATCCACATCGGTCTTACCGTATTAAGATCGCCACCGGCACCAATCGTATAGGATGATGTCCCAATGGTAAGGGCTTTGCTTTCCCTAGTTACAGTAGGTACAAGGAAATCAAGCCCCCACAAACTCATCATATTGTTGAGGTCTATAAGGGCATTAGCATCTTCGTCAGACGTAGGTGTTAATACCCCGATACGCCTATACGCCATATCTGTTAAAGTGTTTGCTGTTGTTGCCATAGCTTACTCCTTCTTGAACATCCAAGAAAAATCGGGGAATAACTCTACATCCCCAAGTAGTTCATCAACTGCCTTAATCACACCATCATAGCTCGCAATATAATCGTGTCCGGCTAATATTCCATTTGACTTAACTTTCGGTAGCCATTTCAATATGTCGTTCTTTATAGATTCATAGCCGTGATCTCCGTCAATATAGACAAAATCAAAAGTCTCGTCAGGGAAATCTTCAACGGCATCCATTGATGTTTTGCGTACTTTGTTTATTGGTGTATCAAGTGTTGAAATACGAAGATCAAAAAACTCTTCAGCAACATCCATATCCTCAATAGGCATTTCAAAATAATCTTCGTTCATCTGCCAGGGGTCTATGCAGGTTATCTCTTTGAACTTGCCACTCTTGCTGAAGATTTCAGTGGATTCCCCTGTATAACAACCTATCTCAGCCATAACAGCGTCTTTTAAATCAACCTTATCGAGCAATGGTTGTAATGAGAATGTGGGATCAACTCTTGTTTCATGTATCCGTTCTATTTTTCCTTCTCTTTCGTTAATTCCACCCGGAAGTTTCTTTAAATATTCGTGATAATTACCCTTATATCCTATTTCTCCTTCGTAATGGGTCAAGTCTATGTCGGGAACAATCCAAATCTTCCCCCCTATTCCTGTCCATAATTCACAAAAGGCATAATCTTCTCCAAGCCATACATGCTTATGAACCCCTTGTGGGAAAAAATCATGGGCTACGTTTATTTTCTCTCCGTTCTTTACCCCATAATATGCAAGCCCCGGATACCTGAGAATGATTTGCTCAAATACGGTTCTGTGTATTCTCAAAAATCCAGTTTGAACTCTCCTCGCATCAATGCACCCATCTTCTCTCGTTATGGGACAACCATCTGAATCCTTGCAAATACCAACTGGATAATACGGATCATCCTGTTTGGTTCTATAAACACCAGCCACAACATCTCCGGGTGTTTCCAATACCTTCAATAAATCCTCTGGCTTAAATTCAACATCATCTGCAATAAAAAAGAAAATATCGTTATCTGACTCCAAGAACTGTTTCACTAAATTGTTTCTTGCTTTCTGGATATATGGGTCGCAAAATACAGCACCCTTATTCGGAGTATATCCGTGTTCTTTAAGCAATCTACCAGCACCGTTCAGAGAATCCATAAACGGTTGGCACGTTGGCATCCTATACATATGAAGTGCAAAGAATATATTTTTATTCATAAAGGTAGGGCGGGGGTCTAAGCCCCCACCCCGTTCTCCTTTCTTATGACGAAGCGTGTACGCCAATGTCAGACAAATCGTCCAACAGTATATTCAGCTTCGTTACCATTGCATTAACAGCAGCATTGGTAGTAGATACATTAGTATTGGACACTGTTACCGATGCAAAGTTAGATATGGTCGCCGCCTGACTAACAGCAGTTCCACCATAAAGATGAATCTTCTCACTGGTAGACTTCACTACAGCCGTACCATCAGGCTGTCCAGTTCCCAAAATTTCTATTGCCATTTTAATTACCTCCTGTTTTATTTACTTGACTTAACCTATAACATGTGTTAGGCTAATAAAAACTAATCATAAAGGAGAAAACTATGAAAGATCTTATTAGATGGGCCTCCCCAACATTTAAGGCTGGAGATCGGTTCGGTAAACTTGTTATTATCGAAACCGTGAAAATACCTAACACATATCGCTACTATGCCCTTTGCCAATGCGATTGTGGAAGCAACCCAAAACACATCCGTATTGATGGGCTTACTTCTGGAACTATCAGTTGTGGTTGTGCTCAAAAGGAGGCGTGTACAACACATGGACAATGGGGCTCTCTTGTCTATAAACCCTATTCCAACATGATGAGTCGATGTTATAACCCTAAAGATAAACGCTATTCTCAATACAATGGCAGAGGGATTGACGTTTGCCGTCGTTGGCACAATATCCTTAATTTTGTTAATGATATGGAGCCAACTTTCAAAAAAGGCCTTACCATTGAGAGAATCGATAATGACAAAGGTTATTCTCCAGAGAATTGCAAATGGGCAACTCACAAAGAACAAAATCGGAATTATCGTAGAAATATAAAATTCACTCATAATGGTAAACCCTCTGTCTAATTGAATGGTCTGAACTTTTATCCATACCCTACTCACTTCTTTGGGATAGGTTGTGTATTCAAAAGTGGGATTTTGAAAAAGCCATATCTACTCCTCGCATTCCCACTTCTGAAAGTTTGCCTAAAGCCCTAACTAAACGATGGGCTAAAGGCTAAAAGCGTAATGATATTAAATACTTATCATCCAGGCAATCTACAAGCCCATTCTGGACGAACAGCCTTGTGACCGAAAAGAACGTCAATTCTGCAAGGGAACTTGTCATTCACGATGTCGTAATTTCTCACGATTCTCAGCGAAATCCCGTCATAGACTTCTCTTGCGGCAAAATCCACACCCTTCGGCATTTCAAGGTCAGCAGTTACCATCGTAAAAGCATCCTTATGATAAGCCAGGTTATTTGCAAACGCCGTAGAAGCCGTACCTGAACCACCTGCCCCCACAAACACAACTGCACTGGAACCAGCACCCGTTACCGATACGTTCTGTTTCGCACCAGAAGTTACGGGGGTAGGTGAAACCTCTATCGCTGTAAACGCTGCATCAACATCGGCAAGTGATGTAAACTGCTGAAGATGCTCATACGCAACTTTGGTTTCAGGATTGACAGCGTAAACACCAGCAATCGTGAAAATGTCTCCCTTTTTCACTGTTCCACTTCCACCAGAAGTTGTCACCGTTGCATCTTCACTGACAAAACCCGGAGAAGCAGATGTGTTACAAACCGGAGTCGAATCTGTTCTGGTACCATTGGTGAGTGTAGGAATCATTTCAGTTTCATAGAAATTAAATCCTGCGAATCTGCCCATGAGTCCCGTATCGTATGCCTTGGCAATCTCTCCAGACGGATTAAACCACGCAGGCACATCAACCGCTACAGAGTTCATACTAAGGGATTCCATAATCATATACCTGTCGGGTATAGGAGCAAGCCCCTTGGCAAGTTTCGCCCTTGCAGACCTTACGTCTACGGTATCCGGTGCAGTACCAATGGTCGTATAAACCATGTTATAGGTAGCTTCGGCACATGCCGTAATAACGGTGCTGTCGATATCAGCAGCCAGTCTCGCCATCGCAGGTTTCAGAATCCTATCGGAAAATTCATCCAGCGAAAGAGTAAGTTCAGCCGAACTAAAATTGACATCCACACCTTTCTGTGTTGCCAACGTAAGGGTCTGGGTAGATTCGGTTACATCCTGTGCATCCAAAGTCGCACCAGTTCTTACGGTAAACTGATTCGGTTCTCTGATTAAAAGAGTCCCACCATTTTTCGCACCTTCACGCGCAAATCTATCGTCATCCTTGTGTTCAAGTAAGGTCGTTAATCTTACCCCGTCCTTTCGGACTGCTGCATATTTCTATGCAGAGCAGACTATATCTTCACCCTCTTGTAATACAAGATAGGGTGCAGTGCGCTTCGAGCCACTTGGCTCTACTCCTTGCGGATAGTCGTTACGCCTTTCCTGATGTGGGCATACACCGTTGTTCATACGCTTACCGTGGTTACAATTCATGCAAAGAACTTGAAAACCTTCTGGAAAGTTGTTTTTAAGCAGCCAATTATATGTGTGGTAGCCTGCCATATGTCTTTTACCAGAGATTTCCCTTCTATGCTGTGCGCCATTATTATTTATATGGTCAATAGTTAGAAACATTGGTTCAGTCTCTCCACAACATGCACATTTATAACCACCATAAGCAGCAAAGACAATATCTTTTATCCTTGCTCTTTTCTTCCGTAATGACTCGTTGTCTTTCTTGCGAATTTCATCATGCTGTTTACCATAATATCTTTTTTTAGTTCTTGCATAAGTGCATTTTTTACACTCGGCAAGCAACCTTCCGTCTTTACGTTTATAAAATTCTGACAACGGCTTTTCTTCATTACACCTTGTACACCTTTTCAGGACTTGGTTCGGTATTGCCATGTGACACCCCCATGATTGCTTATTTAAAATAAACATATCATGTATTGTCTGTTTATGCAAGTCTTTATTTTGTGTCATTTAGGTTTCCACCGAGTTCACACTGTTCCTAAGTATAGTTACCTATACCCGCAGCATGTGTTTTTACTGCTTGTTGATGGTCTTACAAAATATCAAGTTGTTATGGAGCAGAGCCAATGCTTTCTTGGTTATATCTCCATCACTTAAAGTTTTCAGTGAATTGCCCATTTTATCCTCCTAATTTTAGTCTTATTTTTTCTATATCGTTTTGTTTATTCCATTCCATCCATTCATCTGTTGACATCTTGGATGGGTCTACTTTGTCTCCGCCTGTCGCACCGTCTATCTCACTTATTGGAGCAGGTGCAGTCGTGACGGCTTTTGTCTTTTTTGTTAATTCTATCTGAGTTTCAAGTTTTCCTATCTCGTATGGTTGCATCTCAGGTGGGAGTCCGGCTATTTTGTTCGCAATAGCCTTGTTCTCATCGCTCCCAAGGAAATAAGCCACTTCTGGCCCGTTCTTTGCAGATAGAACAACAGCTCTCATGGTATCGGTAAAAACACGGGACTCGACAACATCATCAAAGTCAGTGTGTTCTGCCCTGATTGTAGCGGCACGTTCATTGAACGATTTCAAAAGAGTTTTGGTATGCTCCTGTTGTGCAATAGCACTCTGCGATTTAGACCGTTCCTGATTGTACCAACCATTTAAAGCATCTTCATATTCCTCTGTTGTCTCGTATTCATGCAGGACGGGACGACCTGAAGGTGTTGCTTGAACTTCCGGCGCATCTTTCATTGCGAGATTCTTCCAATACTCAGTTTCTCTTTCAGCTTCTCTCCGAGAACGGGTTATCTCGTTAATCCTTTCTTGTGCAGTCTGCTTGCGTGGCTCCAATGGGTCAGCAGGTTCTACTGGCTCTATTGGCTCTACGGGTTCTGTCGGCTCCACTGGCTCAATAGGTTCGATTGGCTCTGTGGGTTCTATTGGTTCTACTGGCTCTGTTGCGACTACTGTCGGGTCTTCCATTGTGTTCTCCTTTTGCGTCCTAAGACGAGTTATATTACAAAATACCAACCTATTTTGGTTAGCTCCTCTTTGACCAATTTATTCTCTGTATATCCGATGCTTTTCAACACTTTAATTGCGGCACGAAAGGCAGATAACGCTTTTCGCTTCTCTCGTATATCAAATGACTTCTTTTCTCCATTCACACTCCATATCAATCTGTGGCTTTTCTGACGGGTTGATTCATTTTTAATGTAGATTGTGTTGTAAAATGTCATCTTCTTAGGTTCAATAACTTCGGGTTCTACAACAATCTTCTTTGCTGCATGCCATGCCTTCATCTTTTCACTACGCGACTTATTTGCTGCCGTTGTTGCCATCTTTGGCCTCCATTTTCTCTACTTCTCCTTGTATTTTTGCGTACACTTCTTGCGCCCCCGGAAAATCACTATACTTAATAGCCAATGGAGCTATTACCATTGCTAATCCGGGCGCATACTGCATAGTCTGAAGCAACATTTCCACCATTTCTCTTCTCTTGGAACCAAACGCCGCCCCTACCGTTGCAATCAAATCATACTTTCCTACTGTCAAATCGTTCTCAACTCCCACTTCTCCGCTTGGGCCAACTACTGGATTATTTACATTAACGGTTTCGTGTTCTCCATTTTCACCCATTATCAATAATGCTCTTGGGGTGTCATAGATTTTTGGGATTAAATCGACTAATTGTTTTCCGCAATAAATGACCGCCCTTCTAAAATTATCAACATAGGTATATGTGCCTTTATCCGCTTGCTCGATTCTGGCTATAATAGCTTTACCGCTACGTTCATTAGAAGCCTGCCCCTTAGATGCTTCATATCGCCCCAGATGGTCTTCAATGTCAAAGGCAGACTGTTGCATCATTGACATAATAGCCGTAGGAACAGCCGCCTGTGGCTCTCTGGTGGGTTTATTAAGACCCTGTATGGCATTGTAACGGATATACATCCTATTTTCTGTGTTGGCTGATTCCCATTCGCCCTCAAAGCCCTTAATTTGTCTGTGGTCAACCATGTATGGACTCTTAGGAGCCAATGCTACCGTTTCAGTGGCCGCTGTTGCCCAATAATTATACATTTCCTGCGGCCCTTTAGCTCCCCTTGCCAGCGAAAGGTAGTATTTCTTACCATCTGCCACGACTTCGTCACCGAAAACTGGAATAATCGGGATATACTGCCCAGCCCAGGTTGATTCCTCAAGAATCTCTGCACCACTCATCTTTGCCCATTTAACAATGTGGTCATTCTGCACTCTCTGGTTGCTGATTATCCCACCGAGGCTTTTTATTTTCTTTACTGTAATATCATCGCCAAGTTCTATGATTTCCCCTGTGTTAAGCTGGACAAGTTCGGTTTCAACTGGCTTCTTATAGAAATACTCAGCAACACGGACTTTATCGTTGTATAACCAATCACCATACAAAGTCTTGTTTCCGTCAAAATCGGTGAAATCAGCTTTAGGGTACTTTCGGGTGTATTCTTTTTTATCAATCAGTTCTTCTACGAAACAATATCTTGCATCTTCCATTGTGAACTCAACAGCAGACGGGTCAAAATGCACCGAGAATGGATTAAGCACACGCCGAATAAGAACATCCTGCTCAAATTTGCCCTTTACATATTTTGTAATAAGCCTGAAAAACCCAAATGAAGAGGAAACGGCGTGCATATAAGCCGTATCGTAAGCTATATCAGCCGAACTCAAATATTCTATTTCCCGAATAATCCCATTGTAAAGCTCTGCCATATTGACATCACCTGAATTATCAACAGGAATTACCTTAACGCTTGGCCTGTTCTGCTGTAAATCACCACGAAGTTGACGAACAAACTTTTGCAATTTGTTTACAGTGACAATCGGCCTACCATCTCTTACCCTTTGATCCTTTATCTTACTCGGCCATTGCCCATCGTCAACGTCATACACAAACTTCAGGTCGTTTAACGCCTCATCATAAATGTGGCTCCAACCATCAACGGAGATTTTGTAATGCTCCTTGGCCTGTGCAATCTTTTCTTCCATCTCAGTTCGTTTAGTGGTCATTTAAGCTCCCATCCATGCTCCGGCGGCATGAGTCTGTCTTGCGGGTAATGGTCTGATGTTGTACTCTTCATAATGTGCGCCAGTTAAGGTGAAACGATACCAATTTTCCATAAAGTGATCGTTCTCT